AATCTGATTTAGAAGAAAAGATGAAAGAGTTACAAGAGAGTATTGATAAACAAATTAAACTTACTCTTGCTAATCCTTTATCTCAAATGAAGTAATGGCTGCAAAACTTCCAACCAACGAATACTTTACACCAATTAAAAAAAGAACGAGCATCGGTAATTCATCTCGTTCAAAACCAAAAAATAAACATAAGAGATTGAATTGGAAAAAATACAACCGACAAGGCAACAGATAATAGAAGACGTTAGACTTTGGTCTAAGAATTTTTTAGAAGTATCTAATGTACATTTAGGAGGTGCTCCTGCTTGTCCCTTTGCTAAAAAAGCATGGGCTGATGATAAAGTTTGGATTGCTGTCAAAACTAAACACAGTACTTATAAGAAAGAATTAAATGATTGTATTAAAAATTTAGATTTTACTAAAAAAGAAATATTAATATTTTGTGATCCTTATTACAGCTATTCTCCTGACGAACTGCATCTAGCTACAGAAGATTACAATGAATGGTATAATATAAAAGACATATATTTTATGAGTTTTCACCCATCTAATCCAGCTACTGTAGATGAGCAAGAATTTTTAGTATTTCCTACTGATGAGCCAGATACAAGTGATTCTTATCCAGAGCATAAATATTCTATGATGCTAGTACAAAAGTTCTCGCAATTACAGCAAGCTTCTGATAAATTGCACAAACAAGGTTATTATAAACTATGGCCTGACGAATACTATCGAGACGTCGTAGTATCACGTGATAATAAATACAAAAAGATCAATGGAGGTCTATCATGATGGGTAAAAAGAAAACAGCCATGAAACGTGGCGGTAAAGTTGTTAAAAAAAGAGGTGGCGGACCAGTTAAAAAAATGGCTAAAGGTGGTGACGCTATTAATCAACATAAAAGAATGGCTATGGGAATGATGAATGGCGGTACAGTTAAGAAACGTGCTAGTGGCAGTGGAAGAACAGGTGAAATGATGTATTCTAGAGGCTATGGTGCTGGTGAAAAATCTAAACGTACACCTACAATGCTAATGGATCGTGGACCTTCAGGAATGAAAAAAGGTGGTCGTGTTGGTAAAAAAGAACAAGGTTATAAAGATCGTAAAGATGAATCAATTGCAATGCGTGTTAAAAAGAAAAGAACAAAAAAACAATTAAAAGCAAGTGCAAATGAATCTTATGGTAAATTTGGAAGTAAGGCTCGTAAAAAAGGCAAGATCAATAGATAATGCCAACTTATGCAAGCACAGCCAATTTTGATTTCTCTATTGATGAAATAGTTGAAGAAGCTTTTGAACGATGCGGTTTACAAGATCGTACTGGGTACCAACTTAAAACCGCTCGTCGTTCATTAAATCTTCTTTTAGCTGAATGGTCTAATAGAGGACTTAATCTTTGGACAATACAAAAACAAACAGCAGCATTAGCTGCAAACACTATTGAGTTAAGTGGTACAGCTTTATATGGTGCAGCAGCAAGTGATGCTTCTCAAATTGTAGAAATAACAGATTTAGTCATTCGTGACGCAAGTAATAATGAGTATTCTTGTTCACCTATTAGTAGATCAACATATTTAAATTATACTGTTAAGACTTCTGGTGGTAGACCAACTCAATATTATTTTGAAAAAACAATTAATCCTAAATTATATTTATATCCTGCAGCCGATGCGGCTTATACCGTAGTTTATTATGCTATGCTTAGAATGAAAGATTCTGGTGATTACACTAATAATAATGAAATACCTTTTTCTTTTTTACCGTGCTTAACAGCAGGGTTAGCTTATTATATATCTATGAAATATGCACCTGATAGAATTGGTATTTTAAAACAAGTATACGAGGAAGAGTTTCAAAGAGCTGCGGACACAAATAGAGAAAATGTAAGCTCTCATTTTGTTCCTTTCATTGGTATTACAGGAGGAACTTATTAATGGGACGATATTCTTCAGGAAAATTTGCTTTACGAATTTCAGATCGTGATGGTTTTGCATATCCTTATAATGAAATGGTACAAGAATGGACAGGAGCATGGGTTCATAAATCAGAATACGAAGTAAAGTCTCCTTTATTAAATCCAACTAATCATCCAACCGATGCACAATCTTTACAACACGCTAAACCACAGGTAATTAGTGTTACTATACCTCTTGGCGGTATTTATATAAATGATGATATTGATTCAAAAGCTATGATAGATGGAGGAGCTAATGGTGTTTCTCCTGCAATTGGAGCAAACAATTTTCAGACTGTTATGCAAACTATACAACAATTTAATCCTATTCCTGCTCCTGGAGCTTTAGAAACAGTGCAAGTTAGAACAATGCAACCCTTAAATGGAAGTTCACAAGCTAATCAAGACACTATAATGAACACCCAATTAGGCACAGCAACGGTGGTAATATCATGAGTACATACACAGAAGTAGTAGATCAAATAAGAAGTTACACAGAAACAGATAGCACTGTATTAACTACAGCAATCGTAAACGATTTTATTAATCAAGCAGAACTACGTATATTTAGAGAAGTTGATCTTGATGTATTTAGAGCTTATCAATTTGCTACCTTAACTCAAGGTAATGAGTTTGTTACTTTGCCAGGAGCTACTCCAAGCACTATGGCATTTGTTCGTACAGCTTCTATTTATCCTTCTACTGGAACAGATGCAAACGTTAGAACGTATTTATTACAAAAAGATATTAGCTACATGACAGAATATTGGCCAAATAGAACTACTCAAAGTAAACCAAGATATTATGCGATGTGGGATCAGAATACAATATACCTTGCTCCAACGCCAGATACAGCATATAAGATAGAATTAGCTTTGAATCGTAATGAAACAGGGCTTTCCGCAACTAACACGACAAGTTGGGTTAGTACAAATGCGCCACAAGTATTATTATATGCTTGTCTTATTGAGGCTTTTAAGTTCCTCAAAGGACCTTATGATTTACTTGCACAGTACGAAAAAAGTTATAATGAATCCGTACAAAGACTTGCAATTGAACAACAAGGAAGACGAAGAAGAGATGAATATCAAGATGGTGTTATTCGTTTACCTTTGCCTTCACAAAACCCATAGGAGATAAAAATGGCTATAACACAAGCAGTGTGCAACACCTTTAAAAAAGAATTATTAGAGGGAAAGCACGATTTTGCAAATGGTGGGCATACTTTTAAAATTGCGTTGTTTACATCAAGCGCAAGTTTAGGAGCAGGCACTGCTAACTATTCAACAAGTAACGAAATAACAAACGCTTCTGGATCAGCGTATTCAGCAGGTGGAGAAACTTTACAGAACCAATCTGTAACAGGAGGCACAGGAGCTTCAACAGCATATGTTGACTTCAATACTAACCCTCAATGGACTTCTGCTAGTTTCACAGCTAACGGCGCTATGATTTATAACACCACTACTGATGGTGGATCAGGCACTACGAATTCAGTTTGTATTTTAGCATTTGGTTCTGATTTTACAGCAACCAACGGTACGTTTACTATTGAATTTCCAGCACCAGGCACGAGTACAGCTATACTGAGATTATCGTAGGAGTTTAACATGGCATTGATTATCAATGATCGTGTTAAGGAAACCACGACATCAACAGGTACGGGGACCGTGAATCTTGCAGGAGCAAGCACAGGTTTTCAAACTTTTGTCGCTGGTATTGGCACAACAAATACGACGTACTACTGTATTGCCATGCAATCAGGAAGTACGGAATATGAAATTGGTATAGGTACTGTAACCGATGCTGCTCCCGATACACTATCAAGAGATACAGTTTTAGAGAGTACGAATAGTGATAATAAAGTAGATTTTTCTGCAGGTGCAAAAGATGTATTTTGTACATATCCAGCAAAGAAGGCACCATCTCCTGTCATGGATCCTACAGCATATGTGACAACACATAATTCTACAATTAGCGATGTTCAAACAATGGACTCTGGCGTTTTAGCTGGACCCGTATCTATTACAGGTACACTGTCCGTAACAGGAAATTTATTTATTTTATGAGCACGATTGAAGTAAATAAAATTATACCACAAGGATCAGGTACTGCTCTTCAAATAGGAGAGAACGGTGACACCATAACGTTGCCAGCAGGTACGGTAATAACATTACCTAACGGATCAATTACAAACGACGAACTAGCAGGTTCTATTGCTAATGCAAAATTAGCAAATTCATCAATTACAATTAACGGATCATCTGTTGCTTTAGGTGGTTCAATAACAGTAGGATCAGTTTTAACTTTTCCAACAATAGGTTCTATTAATCCTTCAACAATAGAAAACACACAAACAGCAGTTACTATTACAGGAACTAATTATATTTCTGTTCCTTTTGTCGATGCAATTAATTCTTCAACAGGAGCTATTGTGTCAGCAGACTCAGTATC